GCCCTTTTGTTGTATATATGTATGTTTCCGGCACAACGCATTGGTCAACGTACTTTGCAGTATTGTTGAACACACGCAACATAGGCACAATTCCATTGCTTGTACCATTTGTCCCCCGAATATGACTATTGCTCGCACGTACATTATGGATGTGCATTCCGATACCACCCGCCCATTTACTGATAAGCGCACAATCCTTGAGTGTATTATAAATACCTTCGATGCTGTCTTTTTCCATCGCAATCAGAAAACACGAACTCAATTGGGGTCGAGGCGTGCCCGCATTGTAAAGAGTTGGCGTGGCGTGAGTAAAATACTTTTGCGACATCAAATCGTAGGTTTCAAATGCGGATTTCAAATCGCGCCCGTGAATACCAAGCGAAACACGCATCCACATATGCTGAGGGCGTTCGACAATTTGTTTATTGATTTGCATTAAATAGGCGCGCTCTAATGTCTTGAATCCAAAATAATCAATTAAATAGTCGCGTCGGTAATCGAGCTTATTCTCAATTTCATTATGATGTTCACTAATACAATCAAAAAGATCTTTTGCAATTAATGGCGAATGTTTTCCGTGTTTGTCTTTGTAAAAATATAGAGGCGTCATTGCATCAATGAATTTGTCCGTCGTGTTTTTGTGATGATTAGAAATAGTAATGTGGCTAGCAAGAATTCCATAATCTGGGTGCGTGGAAGATAAAGCGGCACATTGTTCGGCAGTAAGTTCATCGATTTTAGTTGTGGAAATATAATTATAGAGCTGATCAATAATTTTCATTGTGAGAGTAGTGTAATTGATTTTGACCCCGGCATCTTGACCAATACGCTTAATACGCTTCAATATCTTATCAAACGATACAATCTCCTTGGTGCCGTCGCGCTTTGTAACGTACATTTCATCATTCATCATAGTTGATAATATATAATTTATAGTATCAAATATTTATATCATTTCGTCAATTGTTTTACAATCCAGATAAACTGATTAGACAGTTTTTACCAAGTTTATTTATATCGTCGTCTATGCGCTTTTCCTTCTTCTTGGGTTTTCGGTGCTCATATCCCGTGATTCGTTCATTTTCGATGATTTTCCATATTTCCTCTATCAATGGTAATGCCGCTTTAAACCAATCTCTGTTCCTATGAACTAGAATACACGAATATTCATCGCAATACCAATAAATACGTCTGAAAAGCACATATGTGTCCTTTAATTCTTTTTTCGTATTTTCAATCCACGTATTAATTGCAATACGCGTCAACGGAATATCTAAGGGCATATAAACATAATGCGGCGAATTATCTGAGAAATCCCGCTTTATGAAATAGAGGATAACTCCATTATACAAATAATTGTGCTTCTCCTTGTAAAATCGGTCTTCTTCGGTGTCGTCATATTCTTTGAATCTGGTTTCCAGGAAATCGCATTCTTCCAATCCCGCTACTTCCATTTGGAGTTGCATTTGGATCCAATACGCCATTGAAGGTATTCCGTTTATTTCTCTATTTACAATATTTTTGATTTCCAACATTCGGCCATATAATTCGTGATTCTCCGTAGTAACAATACCATCTGGCGACGCCCCAATAAAAGGATATTTGTCGTGCTGAATACATCCGAATTCATCTACTTTTACATCGTTTCTATATTCATAAATCATTGTCGAAAGGCGCTCGTATTTGCAACCCCAATGAAGCGTGGATTGTGTATTCACGAATTTGTTCTCTGGAATTGCAGGGTCGTCTTCCAAATCAATGCTTAGACTGCGCTCTTTTTGTAGAGGCTTGCACTTTTCATAAATAAGACTATTTCGCACCAATTCTGATCCAAACACCTTCCAAATATTGCTTGCGCTAATAAGGCCGTGGCGGAATATATACCATTCTGGTGTTCGCTGTGCTGGCTGTGGTCTTTTTTTTAAATATTCTATTGTCTGGCGCGTTTCCGCATTGTCGAGTTTTAAATAGTGATGTTGGCGCGGGTTTCGGTAAGATCGTCTTTTCAAATTCATAAGCTCGTAAAAACTACCTACATATACCCGTATCTGTTTTTGGAATGCATCGAAATCAAATTCGTCATCGGTATCATCGTCGACATCATTTTGTGCACACATACACCAATCATACATTTCGGAAGCAGCCGCAGCAACCATTTCATCATAAAAATTTGGATTGTATAAATTTATAATATTTTCCACTAAATAATTACCTACAAAATCGTGGGTCTCTATTTCTAAATCCAACATTTCATCGTCGGATAAATTAAACCAATTTTTCATTTTATTATTTTGGATACTATATATGTTATGTGGGTATTGTTTATGTGTATAATAAATGTATTATACACATTATTACGAGATTGCTTATACGTCGGTTTCTTCATCTTCTGCCGGAGGCGGTGTACTATTTTTCTTTGGCGTGAGTGACTTTAATGTAGAAACTTTCTTTTCCAAATTTCGCAATGTAAACAGTCGAGATGACGGATGGAGAAACAAACTTGGAATACCGGTAATAACTCCAGACTCGCGATCATAATCAACATCTTTTACCTTCGCCAATTTATCCTTAGACAAACATTCACTGAAAAACAATTTTAGCCCCTTAATCTCTTTCATTGGTAACGAATTGTCCTTACCATATTTTTCTGCAAAAGCATGTAACTTTTGAATTTTAAGACGTTTATCTAATTTATTCCACGGTTCGGCACTCATATGCTTTTTTTCCTTCTCTAATAATTGATCTATCGTATTCATCGTAATTGTGGAATCCGAATTGTCCGGTTTGGAAACGGATGAAATAAAATTCTTATATTTACCCATTATCTTTGCATCGTCTTTGGGTGGTACAGTATCGGTTTGTTGTTGTTGAAACATTATTTATGTGTTGTTCTTTTATATTATTATCATTAATTGTTTATATTGTTTTGTAATGAGAGTTATTTGTGCGTGTAATACAATAAATGAGATTTGGAAAATAAAATATACAAATAAAATCCACTGTTAAGATAAATGGAACCTGAAACAAAGATTGTTAATCTAACAAAAAAAGAAAATGCGTCTTCAGAAAAAATAGTCCGAAAAGCAACCAATAAATGGAATTTTGAGAATGCAAATATTGATTTTATGGAAAACCTCTATATTCTTCAAAAAAAAGAAGAAACAAACGACATTCAAAATGAAATACGACGTCAAATAAACTATAAAATAAACAGTTATAAATCACAAGATATTAAAAAGGGGTTATTATTGGAATCCGATTTTGTGAAATACGATGATGTTTTAAAATTACTGATTGATAAAAAATTGAAGTGTTTTTACTGCCGCGATGATGTGCTATTATTATATAACTATGTGCGTGAAAATAAACAATGGACTCTTGAACGTATTGATAATAAAATAGGGCATAATAGAGGTAATGTCGAAATATCTTGTTTGCTATGTAATTTGCGTCGACGCACTATGTATCACGAACGCTACGTATTTACAAAACAACTTAATATTGTTAAGTTGGGCGAATAACATTTTTATAATTCCCTCATTATTTTCAATGTTTTTCTGGTATATATGATTACAAGCCGTTTTCTGCGTGTTTTTCTATATGTTCTTACTGGAACTGGAATCTCGCCATATAATTGTATGCTTGAAAGAACCTCTTTATATTCCTCTATGATTTTATCTATATCTATTTCGTCTTCTGATAATCCAAACAAGACAAAATATTTTTTTATAACCCTATAGATAGCATTGTATTCTTGCGTTGTTAGTATTTTATACTGAAACATTTTGTTTAAAATGCAATATAAACAGTTTGCTAATCCACATATATCATTGGTTTTGATTGAAGGTTCTTCTGGCTTCTCTTCTGGTATTGGCTCTATTATTATTTCCTCTTCTTCTTGCGCTATTTCCGATATTATTTCTGATAATATTGTTGATACTATGGTAGATGGCGTTTCTTCTATGGGTACTAATGATTTTGTTTCCGGTTCTGTTACAATTTTTTTCATAGATCCAAAATTGATAAAACGGAATTCTCCAGTTTTCTGCGAGAAAACAAGGTTTTCTGGTCTTATATCATCGTGTATTATATTGTTCTTCGCAAAATCGCGGATCGCAGTCCATAAAAAAACCGTGTTTTCCCAGAATTTTTTTTTATTTACCTTTTTCTCCAAATAAGTATTTAATTTGGACGCTTCAAAATTGGCGAGATTACTGCCTTGAAAATTATATTGCACAAATCTGTATTTTCGGTAGTCTGTTCCTAAACTAGGAATAATCGTTACTCTATTTTCTGAAACCAATCTTTTGAAATCTCGTTCGGTAATTTCGCACATATATGGTTTTCCGGGGTGATATTTGGCTAATTCGGGATACTGGGATAGCCGATAAAACAAACGAATTTCTGCACCGACTTTGTCTTTCGATATTATGGTTGAGAGCTTATGTTCTATGGGAGCGGGGTTTGAAGAATCTTTTCCCGGCTTGGATTCGCTCATTGTATAGAATGATTGCTTATTTATTTTCTCATAGTTTTACGGATTTACATTTTTTGTAAATACGTAATGATATTCGGTTTTGTAAAATTGCGTAAATATGACCATTAGGGTATTTCGGATAAATTTACTTGAGGTTTGTTTCGTTTCCGACTTTTTTGTTCTTGTGGTTTTGCTTCTTCTTGTGATTTTGCTGCTTCTGACTTTACACGTTTACGTCTGGTTTTGTTTGGTTTATCGCTTCCGCTGCTTGATGATGTAGCCATTTTGCCTGTTTTTGATGCGGTTTCTCTAGGTGGCGATGCAGCTGCTTTTGGTGGCGATGCTCTTGGTGATGCAGCTGCTTTGGACCGTGATGCTTTTGCTTTTGGTATTGGTGCAGGTGCTGCTACCATCGATTCATTCCAATTAATACTCGAAATCACACGTGTATATTTAGACACTGTATCTTCATTAAATATTTCACGTTTAGATACACATTTTTCAAAAAAAGGACTTAAAACCCCGTATATTTGATTATATTGTGTTATATTTAATTTACCTTTCTCATACATTTGATTCGCAATAAAACATAAAGATCCAGCTAGTCCATATGAATCAGTAGTTATGATTGATTTTCCTTTTAAATCATTACTAAAACATTGTGCAATTGTCGTTACTATTTCTTTAATTTTTGCCGCATCATATTTGATTTTTCCCTCCGTTTTATTTTCAGTATATTTTAAAAAAGTTGTTTTATCTTTTACTTCTGCTGTTAATTTTTTAATATCAACAACTGACCCCTCAATCGAAAGCTCATATGGATAATTCCATAAAAATTCACGTTTCTTTGTTCCATCAAGAAGATCTTTTATAGACTCCATATTTCCAGGATCAATAAATTTTAATTCGTTTGTATCACTATTATACACTATATTTTGAGGTTTTATATCACCATTTGAAAAACCGGCCATAGAAAACGCACCAATACCTTCCCACAGAGTTACGGTGCTTTTCCAAAAACGTTCAATGCCTTCTTGTGGAAAATTTTTTAAATATAGTGAAAAATTATCGAGGTCACGCCCACCATACTTATATTGTAATATTCTAAAATTTTCGGGATTATTGTCTTTTACAATTTCACCAGACTCGTCTCTTATATATTTACCGTCTTCATTTTTTTTATTAATAACATTTCCATTCTGGGCTTCAATTATTTTTAATTGTTGCTCCGTTATTTTACATAATAATGGTCTTTCAATATGATATTGTTCGTATCTGGGTAAGCCAATCAA